TATTGACGCATACGCTTCCAAGTCGCCACTTGCATTACCACCTGTTAGTTGTACATAGTCTCCTGCTTCAAGAATTATTTTACTTGTACCTGCTAGTTCAATAGTTGAATCTGCAGGAACAGAAATTGTATATGCAATTCTTGAATTACCACTTGCTGAATCTACAACATCAGCAGTAATAGTATCATCTGTTGCACCGTCAACATTTGTTATTCTCAAAGTAATCATAATTGAACTTGTAAGTGCAGGTGCAGTATAGAGTGTTTGAGCTGAACTCGTAACATCTAAGTATGCGTTTTTAAATGCTTCTGCCATATTTCTTCCTTTTTATCCTAGTGCCAATAATAATCCAACACTAACACCACCTGCTGACAAGTTTGCAATATCTTGAGCAGTTGTTTTTTTAATGTTATTACTATCATCAGCGTCTCCAATTAATATTTCATCTGACCCTGTAACAGTAGCAGAAGTTTGGCTATTTATATCAACTGCGAGTGTTACTGCACCTGAAGTTCCACCACCTGATAGACCTGCACCTGCCGTTACACCTGTAATATCTCCTTCGCCAATAAAATTAGCCCAAGTGCTACCGTCATAAAATTGTAAAGTATTTGTATCTCTTAAGAAGCAAAACATAGCTTCTTCAGGAGAAGTTACTGCACTATCACGAGCAGTTGAGTCAGCAAAAGACATAATGACTTGCTCTTGTAAATAATTATTAAAATCAGACGCATTAACTAAGTCGCCTGTACTCCATACTTTAAAACCTGCACCCATTTAGTTATTCTCCTTTTTCTTAAGCATAAACAAATCTTGTTCCTTCTCCAAGTTTAGCTTGACCTAATATCCAAGCCGAGCTTCCTGCAGGACTTAATGTAGCCGTCCAAGACCAACTTTGACTTGAAGCATTTACATTATGAGATATAGATTCAATCCATAGCTCATCAGTAAAGCTACTGCCGTCCACATTGACTATCTTAACAGATATTCTGTCTCCAAACTCTCTACCTAAAACTTGTTCCCAAAGAGAAGTGTTTTCTCTAGGATTAACAGTTAAGTCATCAATTCTTACAATAGGTAAAGATGTTTCTGCTATCTTCTGTTCAATTATAGACAAAACATCAGCGTCAGAAACATTTATTGTAGTTTTGTTAGATTCCTTAGCTCTATATCTAAGTACAGAATCAGAGTCAGCTTTATATTGTATTGAGCCACCACTTCTCTCCCACTCATAAACATTAATAATTTCATTATCATCAAAGGAAGTTGATACATTTGTATAAGGTAAATTGCTACCGTCATTACTAAAATTACCTTGAACTGTTATTGCATTTGCATTAGATAATTTATAATCTCTATTTCTAAATGTAGCTTTGCCGTCTTTTGCGATAAAGAATTGCCCATTCTCAGCTATTTCACATTCTCTTAAACCTGTTAAAACATTTGTTGTTATTGATTGAGATATAACTTCTTTAGTACCTGTTAATATATCTCTGCGATTACTAGGGAATCCAATAGCGTCTAATATTCTTGTAATTCTATCTGAGCTTAATTCTTGCTCATCTACATAAGATAATCTTGTAGATAAACCTAATTCTGTGAAACCAACTGTACCTAATCTCCAACCAACACCGTCCAACTGTGCTGATTGAAATATTTTAAATGCGTCCACACAAGTAAAAGTAACAATAGAGTCTGCACCTTCAGATATAAACTGAACAGGAACAGATTGTAAGAAACCTTCAAATATTCTGTAAGTAGTTGCGTCATAAGTAGCAGACATTCTAACTCTTTTAAGTGGTTGTATCTTTGTTCTTGCGTTACCTGAATCATAATAAGGACTAGATGTGTTATTAGGATTAAATCTATTGTCTGCGTTTGATACCGAGAAACTCATTGTACCTGCTACGAAATCGCCTAATTCATTTGCCCTACCACGCCTAGTTGTAAAAGCTCTTAGATAAGATGTTATATCTGTAAAAGATTGTGTTTCATCAAAAGGCTCTGAATCAAAACCTACTTCAAGTGTTAGTGATACATTGGAATCGAAATTTGCACTCATTATAAAGCCACATTAATACCTTTTTTCTGAGCTTGTCTAAGAGCTTCAGCTACGGCTATTTGTACTTCTTGACTTGTACCTAGTAAGTTTCCTGTATTAACTGTAATAATAGTATTACCTGCATTTGTTCCTACTCTACCACCTGTTCTCTCTGCAAAGTCAGATACAAATTGTTGCTCAGATTCTCCTAGTATTCCAAACTTACGACCTTTAGTTTGCGTTGTAGGTGGTTGCGATTCATCTGCAATTTCTTCTAATCCGTCTATAACCTTGTTTACATTAGTATCAGGCATAGAATCATTCCCAATAGTTCTACCTGATAAATTCATAAGTGCGTTAAATTGATTAGTTAATGTATCTAAGTCTCCACCAATTAACCTAACTATTTCATTGATACCGTCTTTAAACTTTTCTGCTGACCTTAAATCTTCTAATGCAGAATCTAATTCTGCTTTTGCTAAAGCCATTTCTAAAATATTTTCTGTAGAGTTTGCAGTAGCTTTAGCTAATTCTTCTTGTGCTTTTTGATAATTCTGTTGAGCTTCTTGTAATCTCTCTGTTTGAGTAATTACATCAGCTTCAGCTCGTTCAATATTTCTAAGTGCTTCTTCTTCTTCACGAGATATAGCAGTAGATTGTTCTATTAATTCATTTAAGCGTTCTCTTGCAACTGCTAATTGAAGTTTTTGTATTTCAGATTTTTCTTCAACTTCTTCTAATTGTTTAATTTCTTCTCTTTGTCTAGCAATAGCTAAGGCTTCTTCATTAGTAACTTTTGCACCAAGACCTGAGACTTTTTCAAATTCTTCTTTAGCTTTATTAACTTTTTCATTTGCTTTTTCTAATTCTTTATTTGCTTTATTTAGTTTTGTAAGTGCCTTAGCTTCTTTATCAACTAGGTCTAATCTATCTTGTTCTATATCTCTTAAGTTTTGGTAAGCGTCATTAAGACTTCTTAATGCGTCTAATCCTGCAGTTGCTCTATCTCTTGCGAGTTTCTTTTCTGCTTCTAGTTCTTCTTCTGTAAGTTCAATAGATTCTTTTTTGGTATCGTTATAGCTACTTGTTTCTCTATCTAATTCGTGAGTATTATTAATTAAATCTTTTTGGATAAGCTCTTGATAACGCATAGCTTCTGCAAATTCTTTATGAGATTGTATTAAGTGTTGATTACTATTTTCTGATTCATCAACAACTTTTGAGTATTTATCATAAGTTCCAACAGTTTGTCCAATAGCCCACCCTTGTTCTTCCATAATTTTTCTGCCTTCTTCAAGTTTTTTGTTGAAGTCAGATTGTGGGTCTAGGACATTTATTATTCCACTAGCTAATTTATCAAAGAATCCAATAGTAGATTCAAGAGCAGGTGCTAATCTATCAACTATTAATAAACCAATCTCTGAAAATTTAGAGCTAAGAATATCTATCTGTCCTTGTAATGAGAGAACTTGTTTGTCTGCAACTTCTTGAGTAGTGCCACCTGCACCCATAAGAGCTTCTTCATACGCTCTTATTTGGTCTCCTGCACCTGATAAGATTTTTACTGCGTCTGCTACACCACGATTAAGTCCTAATTGGTCTAATAAAACTGCTTTTTGTTGGTCTGATAAACCTGCCATACCACCGTCAAGTTCATCAATAACATCTGCTAAATTCTTTAAGTTGCCTTGATTATCAACAATGTCTATATTGTATTTCTTAAATACTTCAGAGTTTTTACCTACTGCTCTTGTTGTATCTCTAAGTAACTGATTAAGTTTTTCTCCTGCTTCAGCACCTTTAACACCTCTATCTGCAAATGCTGAGAGAACTGCAACACCTTCTTCAATAGATTTGTTTGTAACTTTTAAAGCCGAGCCTGACTTTGTTGTAAGTGCTTCTGCAAACTGTTGCACAGAAGCGTTTGCTAATGTGTTTGCTTTTACCAAGACATCAGTAACTCTTGTTAAGTTAGTTAAGTTTTGTTCTGCGTCTTTTACAGTAAGACCTAATGCAGATTGAGAGTCAGTAGCCAAGTCAGTAGCAAGTGCCATATCAAACATACCTGCTTGAGCAAACTTGGTAACTTGTGGAAGTGCTGAGATAGATTGTTCAGCGTCTAAACCTGCTGACGCTAAGAAGAAAAATGCTTCTGCTGATTCACTTGCAGATATACGAGATTCTATTGCAACTTGACGAGAAGCTCTTGCCATAGCCAACTGTTGTTCTTCAGTTGTCTGCATAATTGCAAGAGATTGGTTAAGTTTATCTTCAAAGTCTATGAATTGTCTTGTAGCTTCTGATAATGCTTTTACAAGAACTGTACCTACGGCAACTGCACCAAGCTTAGCAACAGTACCAAACTTACTTAATTTGCCACCTGAAGAATCAGTTTGCTTACCCAAATTGTTCATTTGGGCTTTAGCTTTATTAAAACCTTCTAATACGAGTTTGATAAGGATATTAGAACTACCCATTACTTCATTCTCTTTTTCTTAGCTTCTGCTTCTGCCATAGCTCGTTGTTTATCCTTTTCTTGTTGTTCTACATAATAAAATGTAGCCCATTGTGAATACTCTAATGATGACATTTTAGTTCGCAGTTCGCCAACTGTCATTCTTAATTCACGAGCTAATCTAAATTGAAAAACTAAATCAGGATTCGCTTTTGAAATCTTCAGCTAAAGCTGATTCAATCTCGCTTCCTACTCCGTTAAGGGTATTAAGTTCTGCAAATATTAAGTCAATGACGGTTGCGTCTTTTTCATACAATTCATCTATTGCTTCGTCTGTTAATTCAGGCTCAACAACACTTGCTTTTAATAATGCTTTTTGATAATCAAAAGCGTCTGTTGTTTCTCCATTAATTAATCTACCAAGTTCTATTTGCATTTTTTTAGATATGCCTTTGACTTTAATAGAGACATTCCATTGTGGAATATCAATAGTTTTAGTCGGCACATCAGGTAATGACTTGATGTCATCTAAGTTTAAAATCTTAGCCATACGCCTAGCTCTCCTTTATTTTACTTAGTGTGTACCACGAGTGATTGCACCTGAAACTTGAAGGTCAGCAGAATATCCAACTGCGTCTCCAACAGGGCTAGAAATTGCATAAGAAGTTAAAATTGCTTCTCCTTCATATTTCACATTACCACCTGTTGTTCCTTCAGGGCTATATTCAAATGACAAAGTAGCTGATTGTCCAACTACTGCACCAAATATAGCGTCTGCAGTTGAATCCCAAAGACCTGACAATGAAATTGTCGCGTCCTTAAGACCTGCTATATAAGTTTTATTATCTGCACCTAATGTTGTAGTTTCAGATACATCTGCAGTTTCAGGGAAGTCCACATTATTTACATAAGTTGAAATATCAGTTAATGTGCCACCTGAGTTATCAAGTTTAAAAACTGAATCTTTACCGTGTGTAAATGCCATAAATTTCTCCTTTAATTATTTCTTCCAAGTCCAACTATAACATCAAAACTTGGAGTAGTTCCTGATACAGTATAAACCACTTTTAAGTATCTGTTTATTGTTGTACCACTTGCAATTTCTTTTACTTCTGCACCTGCTGAAGTTAAAGCAGTAAATGTTACCAAGTCTGCATAAGTTACATCATCTGCTGAGTGTGTAATCTTAGCAGTTAAACTTGGTGT